CCAGTAGCCTGTTTAAGCCTTATATTGCTAGTTGTATTATCTGCATACGGAATAGGGAATCCAGATAAAGAAGTGTATGAATTAACTAAAATATTGTTGGGTGCTTATGCTAGTGGACGTACAATAGAAAAAGTTGTTAAAGTGTCAAAGTTTGGGAAATAAAGACCAATTAGGAAATATATCAATACCTAATGCTGATTTAATGCAGTAAGTAGCAATAGCTACTACTAAACCTACCCATATAATATCTAAAAATATTAGAGTTAATCTAACTAAAAGCCTGGCTAATTCTTTATCTTTTTGACTCATATTTGGGCATTAAACCGTTCTTTAACAATACTATCTAATAGATTATCTAACTCTTCATAACTTATTTTTGAATGCCCTAACTTTTTACTTTTCTTTTCTCTAATTAAACTTCTTAATTCTGCTAAAGCTTTCCCCATAGAAACCATTTCACGATAGTATTTATCTTCTCTTCCGTCCATATGCCATGTTACTTCCATTACTTTTCCCTTTCAAAACAGTATAAAAACATTAAGTTAACCATTGCATGTGCTAAATGAGATACCCCAGATTCGGGGTCATATGACTCTTTTTTGCGATAAGCTTCAAAGTGTCGCATCATAGCTGCTTCATACCTATGTTTTTCTACATTTTTCCAATTATGTCTATCATATTTTAAAGCACCGAATGTAAGTACTTTTGCCATATCTTCTAAAGCATATGGGTCTAATAGATCATATTGTAGTTTACCAATGTCATGTTTCATGCCTTTCGACATATTTCTCCCTTGGCTTAAAAAGGCAAAGTTGCGGTAATTCCTCCTAATCTCTGACTTGGCGAGGATATCCTTTATTTACCTGATAATATTTTACTCCATCGTTGAGCATCTGTCAACTGTAATAAATCTTCTAAATATATAGCTCTTTTACTATATTCTAGCCATTTAACTTTAGGCATTTTAATTAGTTCTTTTTTAAAGATAGTCTCTATTTTGTAACAACCAAATATTTCTACTTCTTGCTCAGACAAAAGCACAAGACAAGGAATAAGAAAATCCCTATTAGTGCAATTTCTAAAAAGTTTGTCAGTATGCCCATTACCATTTCCTCCATATTGGAGAATATACGATTTGCCATACTGTTTTGCGGATTCTTCAGATTGGGATTTGCAGTGAAAATGGTACCCTTTATCATCTGTAAAATCTGCATCATAACTTTTGTCCTTTTTGTCATAAATTGTAAAATCTGGCTTATTAGTTTTTATACCAAATTTTTTTAATAAACGATAAACAGCAATTTCCCCTAAAGCACCTATCTTAATATCATACATTATTTTGTCTATATTTTTTTGCCCTCTTTTTTCATAATGTCCCATAGAAAGATTAATTCTATCTTCTGCAAATCTTTCAGCAATCTTTAAATCATTTCTTTTTAGTCTTATTTTTATAGACTTCATCCAACGACTCCCTGTACTTTTTTGCTATATATTCATATTTATTTTTAAAGTATGCAATTTGATTTTTTAATATTTCTATATCACTTTCTAATTTCTTTTTTTTCATAAACAATCTATTTTTATCATCAATAAGCTTATCTATCAACTTATCTCTACTGGAAGTTATTTTTTTTATCTTTGCCATTACTCGCTCCTTTGGGACACCAATCATAGTGATGTGGTATAGTTAACTTATCTCCCCCACATTCGCATTCTTTTCCATCTTTAACAAGATCAATTGGACTTATATCTGCTTCATTTATAATTATATTACATTTTTTATTTTTTAATTTAATTGTATAATATGTGTGATTTGGTATGTGCATTGAATTAACTTCTATTACAGTAGCCTCTTCATTTTTATGGATACCAGATTTAAGTACCTTAACAATATCCCCATATTTATATTTCATTTACAGTATCTCTTTGAAATAGTAGTCTCGACTCCAACCTTAACATCGGGTACAACGATCTTCATTGAATCTATCATAATCTTTTCCTGCTTATTTGTCAATGTTTTTGCTTGACTTTCTGGTACTTCTGTAATAATTTCGTCGTGTACAAAACCAACTATTTTAAATCCTGCATCCATTAAGTTATATAGGGCTAACTTAGCGCCGTCTGCAGCAAGCCCTTGAAATGGTGTATTTTTTTCTGCACAGAAAGTTGTGTTGTTACGTAACCTACCAGTTCGAGTCCATACATAACCTTGCTCACCATTTAAATATTCCTTCATTTCAGGAAAAGCGTCAAACCATGCTTTTTTCATGTTTTGCGCCTCATCTCTAGTAATTTTTAAACCATAACCCCTAGCAAATTCAATAAAGGTATCTAAACCTAAACCTCCTGGAAAGCCGAAATTAGCAGCTTTAGCAGCTTGTCTTTGCCACTTTTCTACTTTTTCCTCTTCTACACCAAATAAAACAGATGCATAATATTTGTGTAAATCCTTCCCCTCATTAATTTTATCTCTCATAACAGATTCGCCAAACTCATCATACAGTACTTGAGCAAGCGTTGATAATTCAATAGCTGCATAATCTGTAATTAAAAAAGTGCTTTTATCTTCTGCTTTAAACATAGACCGAATTTCGCCATCTCTAGGTAACTGCTGGAAATTAGGTTTAGAACATCCGGTCCTACCTGTATTTTTTAATAAGTCGTATCTAGGATGGACGCGCGGTCCTTTTAAATCTCTAATAAATTGAGTAGTTTTTTCTAATGCTTTATATTCTAAATACATGCTTATAAAGGGAATGTCCTTAAAAGGCTTTAAATCCTCTTCTCGCATACTGTAATCGCCAGTTGGTGTCTTAGGTAGCTTTTCAAGCCCTAAATGCTCTACGATGCTATTATAGCGTGCTTGATTACCTTTTTCCCCTCTAACCCATCCATAGGTTGCAAGCTTCCTTGTAAACTTGTCTAATTTACTGTATATTTGTTCTAACAGTAAAGAAGCTCTTTCCTCATCAAAACCTATTCCATTTTTATAGATCCTATTTAAAGCTAAATTCCCTGCTACTTGTATTTGATGAGATAATAATGTTTTTGATTGTGTATTTAAAATTAAAGATTTTAATCTAATGAAAGCTTGAAAAGTAGCTATAACATCTTTCGCACCATAATTTAAAAATATCTTGGGTATTTCCTCAATTTGCTTTTCTTTGAATTGTTCGAAGTTCGACCGTATCTCAGTCTCCTTTGATAACTCGATCCCGAAGAGTTTACTCGTAACCTCAGCAAGGCTATACCTACGAGGAACGACGCCGTCGCGAGCCAAACCAAGGAGGCGATACATAATAAGTATGTCATAAATCTTTCCTTCCTCTAATTGTTTATTACATTTCCAATTAGTATGTTTTTCTAAAACATCTATATCAAAAGGAGCATTTGCGAAAACAAAATTTTTCGTTGAATTGATTGCTAAAAATTTTTCCACATGCTCGCTTCTGACATAGAAGAGAGACTCCCCATCAAACACTTGAAAAGTAATTAAATCAGGAGTCTCGGTAAACGGGACCACCATAGTTTCGGTATCGATAGCAAGGGTACAATTTAACTCCTCTCCCTGCCATATGTTAATTTTATACTCCTTGCTACCGTACCTCATCTACCTACGTATCCATTTTTGAATCTTGTTTCTATCTGAATAGCCATTAGTACCTGCCTCTGTACCTACTTTAACAATTAGTTCTTTGCCAGAAAATGATTCTAGTTGTGTAGCATCGTTGCCAATGCCCTCAAACCCATTAACTACTCCCATAGCTTTTAGACATTTAGATAACTGCTCTTTACCTATTTGAGCTGCTTTTGGATTTGAATGATTGATTAAAAAGTAGTTAAATAATAACCTACCTTTAAAATCTCCCTCTACTACTTTAAATGAAGCTTTTACATAACTTCCGTCACCTTTTTTAGTAGGTTGCTCAGAAGATCTGTCAAAAGATACTAAGTAATCCCCATCTGGTAACGGTGGATAAACTTTTTTCTCTCCAGTAGTGTTGTGTGTTGCTTGACTTGTAATTGCCATAGGGCTTCTCCTTTGTTTCTGCAGGGTTAGAGTTTACTTAAGTGTTCCTCTTCCATTTCTTTAAAAAACTTTTGTACTTTTTTTGCATGATATAGACGTATACTATCTTCAACTATTTCTACAATTCCCATAGCTAATCCAGCGTCTAATTCACTTAGTTCTTGTAAATGCTCACTTTCCAGCATTGATTCAATGACTTCTAGTAAGACTTTTTCATCAAGTGGTTCCATTACTTAGTCTCCTTTTTGCTTTTTGATTTAGGTTTACAACCTGCTTTGCAACATGCTTTAATTTCTTGAAGAACTTTCATTATTTCCACTTGTGTATATCTTAAATACTCATCCATTTCTTTAAGTCTTTTGTGGTTTTCTGTGTCTATTTCTTTTTTATTTGGCATTTAGTTTCTCTCCTTTATAATATTATCTTTTTAATTCCTAATAATTTTAATTGAGCATCTGTAGCTTTTGCCCATTCATTAATAGTTGATTCTGGTAATTCTCCTGAAGCAATTAATTCTTCAACCTCTTCTAATCTTTTAGTTAATTTAAATTTTAACTCAACTAAATTTTTATGATCCATATAATATTGAGTTCTAATAATTTGGTCAATAGATTTAATAGCTCTTTTAATTTCATACGTTAAACTCATTGCTTCATTCCTAGTCTTTAGTGTCATCGAAAACTGCCCATGAGGGGATATCTACTTCCTGTATGCCCTCTTTAAAATATTTACCAGTCTCCCTTGCTTCTTTTAATAATTTTATACTTTTTTTATACTTTCGTCTACCATTTTCTAATAATTTATCAGAAGCTTTTAATACCTCAATTTCATTAGACATTTTATTTACAAATAAGAAATAAAATTCAAAATCTTTATTAAAATGCTTAGAAAATGCATCTACATATAGAGCTGCACTTAGATCATAATCGAATCTAGCGATAGTTTTTCCTGCAGTAAATTTATCTACAGGGTCGCTAGTAGTTTTAACATCAATAATTTGATTTTTCCTGGTGTAATCAGCTCTAACTTTTATTTTCATACCATCTAATTCTACACATAAAGTCTGTTCTGCTTTACCAAATTTTATCATACTAGAGGCTAATTGATGTTCGGTATATGCTTCTAATAGAGATTGGGCTTGTAAAAATTGCGATCTTGTAATAATTATTTTACCTTCATTTTCTGCTTTAAATTCTTTATAAGCATTTCCACGCCTAGTTGCGCCCTCAAAAATTGCATACTCATCATCAACTTTTTCAGGTTCCAATATTAAAGAGTGAACGTATGATCCAAAATCATAAGCGCCTTTATACTTTTCTTCTCTAGGTAGCTTTAAAATATATTTATTATGGTACTCTTTTGGGTCTTTTAAAAATAATTTTAAAGAAGAGGATGATTCATATTCTCGATCCCCATGATAATCTTCATTAGTAATATCTTCATTTAATCCTATCTTAAGCATTCTGTACTCCTATATATTTCTGCTGATCTTTTCCCTTCCTTAGAAGATTCTAAGCTTAGATAAATAAAGTTATTTTCTAATAAATCTTTAAGAATTTCATTTCGTTCTCTTGCTTTAAGGAATCTAGTATTGTTAGATAATTTTCTTTTAGATATACCTTTTTTCCCTGCTTTTTTTATAATATTTAAAATCTTCGTAGTGTCTTCCTCTGTTTTATTTCTAAAAATATTATTTTCAGCTAAATCTTTAATAGTATAATAATAATATATAATTAGCTTATACGCAAAGTCAACATCTTTTTTATTTACAAATGGTTTTTCTTTATACCCCATAGTAGATAAAGAGTGAATTAAGCACAACTTAAGCATTTGTTGATAAAGCCTGCTTATAATAGGTAACATTTTATCTAAAGGGTCGGACTCTCTTCTAATTTTATCAAATTCTTTAAACTTTTCTTCTAATAAAATGTTTGCCTCTTCACTCTTTTCTACTTGAAAAAACTTTTGTTCAAAATCTCCTATTACTTTTCCTGTACTAGGAGGTTCTCTAGTTAGAATCCATTCTAAATGACCTATTGTTTCTTGAGGTAGTAAAGTTGCTTTTTCTATTCTTCTAGCTGGTTTACCATACTCTCCTTTGAACACTAAAAAACGCCCCATTAAACCTTTTTCAATAGCTTCTGTACTAACACCTTGCTGGAATCCGGTTGGTGTTGTAGAACATATTAGATTTACATTAGGTCTAATACACCTACCCTTATGTCCCATAGCAGTCATGCGACCTAAAAATATAGAGTTTGAACATGTATATAATTCTGCCAATATATCTGCCATTTTACTATTAAAAGAAGCGTCTCCCCTATTTACTGACCTTAATAAACCGCCCGCTTCATCAATAATATCTAGTCTTACAGGGGATTCTAATAGACCATCCATAAGAGACGCATCTGAAACATAATCTCCTGCACCTAATAACCCCTCTCTTTTAATTAAAGCTAAAACTTCTTTTATCTTTTGTTGGGGCGCATCTTTCCCTGCCCCTGATGGGGCTACGTTTAAAATGTATAAGTTTGGGGCTACGCCTTCAAATTCAAATAATTGTCCACCTATTGTGGAAAGTACTGAAATTGCAGCGGATAATGCGAATGCTGGTTGTTCTATATAGGAATTACTCAGTATGTAACTTTGTATTGCAGCGAGGACACCTTCCGGTTTCGGTAATTCTGGGCTTGACTTTTTTGTATTGCCCCCGCTTTGTGACTTTTTTGAATGTACCTCCTTTGCTAATTGGTAATCTATTGTATGCGCCGTGGTAGGTTTAGAATATACCTTATTATTCTTAAAAGCCCTCTTATTAAATGAATTTAAATGATTTGAATAAAAAATCAATGCATTAGTAAACTTCTCATTATGATGCATCTCGTCTAAATCACTAAATAAATGAGGTTTATTATTTTCTTCATCAAATGATATCAATGACTTAAGAGCTTCATCTAAAGGTACCGAATCATGTATTAGAGAGGCGCAATACTTACTTAAAGCATCATTCCTCCCATTTACTACTTTCCTATTCTTAGACTCGGAATTTGGAAAAGCCATTTTTAATTCTTGCTCTAATACATAAAGTAATTGAGCAGGTAAAACTGGTAACTTTTCTTTTTCTACCTCTAATATAGATATAGCTCCCCACTTATAAGATTCTCCACATGGGTGTTTCGAGGGAGGGATTGTGGTCTTTTTGCCCTCTGAAAGGACTTCTATGACCACGTTCCCATTAAATTTCAAAGCGTTAGTAAATTCACCTGTATATCGAAAAAATCGGGTCCAACCTTTCGCCCCTACTTTTTCAACTGGGGAACTTGGAAGGTATTCTTCTATGACATCAATTATTTTTTGGTCATCACAATCAAAATCTAACGCTATAATCCCCGAAGCTGGACCTAAACATAAGGCTACATTCGAAGCTTCAAAGTTGTTAATCCAGTTACTTGTTTCTTCTTTGGTAGGTAGACGAGTACAGTAATCACTCCAACCTGATATTAATGGTCTTTTAGAGCCAAATTTATCAGGGATTACCGATAAGCCTGCCTTGGCATACTCGTCTACATATTCTTTATATAAATGCATTTTCGCTCCTAAATAAAAAAATCTTCGTCTTTTCTTCTTAAATCAAGTACTTCCTGGGCATTTTCTGTATTTTCATACCCGCAAGCAGTTAAAAACTTATTAAATGCTTTAGTTAATTCCTCTACGGTTTGAGCTTCTGTATAAATATTTATACTTTCACTATCTTCTTTTCCAAAATGTCCTGTCATTTTACTAAAACTAATCATTTTTTACTCCATTTTGCATTTTTTGGCATTCTAATTTTTAATCTTTGTCTATTTAATATTAAATCTTCTTTAGATGGTGTCCAATCATTATACCAAACATCTCCAACAAATCTAAACCCATCAAAAACTCCAAAATTCAAATTAAAACCTCTAATTTTTAATTCATTTGTTAGTTTCAAATGTCTTTCATACAAAAATTTAAACTTATTATAAAAGAATTTTACATGTCCTTTCCCAAGGGTATACTTATTAGGAATTTCAGTAATATCAAAAGGTTTAGATTTTCTATTTATAGAGCTATTGAAATTCTTCACTAATCTTGGCATTTCTCTCCATTCGGCTAATAAATGTTGATCGCATAATTCTTTAACTGGTACCACATTAATTCTAGTCATTTCTTACTCCATAATTAAATAATTCTTCTAATGTTGTTGTATGAGTTAACACTTCATTAAGCCCATTTTCAGGAGGTTGAATAGGGTCTAAAACCTCTATTTTAACGCCACGCGCCAATGCTTCCTCTACAGTCTCAAATTTGGTAACTTTAAATTTTTCCCATCTTCTGTGCCTAGTTTTAGGCGGTTTCCATTTTGTTTTAGTTTTCGACATTTATCTCTCCTTTGTTATGCACCAACTATTCCCACATGGGTGAGTGCAAAAATCACATATATTTACTTTTTTTTTAATTTATAAAATATCATAACACTAATAAATACGATATTGCAACAATAATTTAAAATTCGCGGTATTGCCATGGTCTTAGTTTCATAGATTAGAAGCCCAATTTCGCCTAACATCCACATTATTAGCAATCCCCACCCAATATCGCACCTTTTGTTTTTATAAGAGCGTATAGCTTCGGGTAGACCGCATAAAGCTAACATTATACCACTAACGTATCCTATAAGGTCCATGTAATGTATATTAATCTCAATCACGGATTCGCCTCCTTACTTCATGAGGTAAAAACGGTCTTCTTTTTACTAATACACGTTTACTACACGTATCGCGTACAGAAATACACGGTTGATACACCTTTACTACACGTTTTGGAGGTGTCGGGGAAGTAGCAATGCTTAAAAACATGTGAACGAATCCCACATATAATATAATATCAATCATTTATTACTCCTAGAGTTTTTTTTAACTTTTTTCTTGACAAGTCTCTTGCTATACTGTAAACTTGCTAATGGGTACTTTTTACGAAAATATTTATATTCTCTTCTTTTAAGCAAGTTTATGTCTATGAATATTACTTTCAACATCAATTGTCCTCCCTTCTCATCAAATAAAGCATACTATAGAAACCGCAAGCTAACCCGAGAAGCCCGAGTATGGCGTGAAGAATTTCTCTATCAGCTCCAATGTCCAATGATCCAAAAAAACCTAAAGCAGTTCCGAAGCCAATTCCAACCATCGAAACATGGAATAAAAGTAAAATACTGTTTTTTATACCCATCTTCTATTCTCCTAACTAAGTCCGGCGAAGTGTCCAGACGATCATGTGATTTAACAAACATTGAAAAGTTAGTACAAGACAACGTTTTTGAACCACGTTATAATGGCAGAATCATCCGTGATAAAACCATTATCAACTTAAACCTTGATGACAAATACATTACCCATCTTGAGTCGTGTAAGTGTCTTCATCCGTCTGATCAATATCAGATTGAGGTGTCTCTTTATCTAGTAGATCTTCCTCTAATTTCTTAATTAATTCTTCTATTATTTTATTATACTCATTATTATATATTTGCATTACTTCTCCTTTTTAGTATGATGCTCTTGCCTTAGTTCATCATTATGTATTAAAATCCATCTATCCAACCCTTTTAAGTCGTAAATCTGCTCCCAAGTATAGCCCCTAGACTGCAATGTTCTCGCCTTTGCTATGGGTCTATAACCGCCCTGTGAGGGTCTTCTAGGATGAAAGTTATATTGTGATACGGCTATGGCATAAGAACCGCATTTAACACACTTTCCTTCTTTATCGACCTTAGTTGACGTAAACCTTCCGTAGCAACGCCTCTTTTTTAAATATTCACAATCACATTCGTAAGTAGCCATTACCTATTATCCCCCTCTCCTCCAATAGTACCTCTTTTATACCTATCTTGCAACTTACTTAAGTTAGCCTTAGCAACGTCTTCAAAATCAAAATCATAGGCATAACTTAATTGGCTTAAGTACCAAAGTACGTCTCCTAATTCTTTTTGAAGTGCCTTCTTTTCAAAGATACCGTCCCTAATTTCCTTTTTTATCTTCTCCAATACTTCACCCACTTCACCGCCTAATCCCAAAGCCAAGTAAAGTGCGTCATTTTTTACACTGCCTTGCATATAAACCCGCGCTCTTCTTTGGTATTGATTTAAAGTCATAACTTACTCCTTTACTATATCTCTTAAAAAATCATTTAAGCATTCATTTAATTGCTCGTTAGTTGTAGCCAATACCTGACAATAACTCTTAGCAAACTCAAGCTGCCATTCAATATCATGCTTAATTCTATACTGTTCTGGCACATCTATTTTTATATTATCCGGTATTAACGGCTTACCACATCCAATTAAGAATAATAACAAAATTAATTTATACATTTGCCCTCCCACCACGCTCTATCCTCTTCTATGTTTTTTTCAAATTGCCACGAATCATATAAAAAGTTAGCAAGTAAAGAAGTTGTAGAGTGAGAATATTCTTCTATATGGTTAGCAAAGCATTTTACTAAATACTTATTACCTTCTAATAAAGCCGCATCCTCCGATACAGGTTGATCTTTTGAATGTATACCTACTCGCCAACCATCTCTAATTAATTCAACTATATCATCAAAATTCATGTATTTGCTTTCTTTCCTACAATATAATTTCCTATTTTTATACCTAGTTAATAATCTAAATTTCATGATTCTCTCCTTTACAAAAACGCTCTATTGCGTGGTTTAATATATCATAGGCTTCATTATGATAACCTAGTTTTTCATAAAAAGCAGTAAATAAGTCTACCGCTTTATCACTATTTCCAAACAGTTTTTCAATACTTTCATCATCTATTTGGTGTTCTATTAGCTCTTTCATTGCACCGTTTGAGTACTCGTTCATAAACGCGAGATAATCCCATTTCATCATATTCTCCCTTGTTAGGTGGACACATTATAGCGTCTCTTTTAACTATTGTTAACATAATTACAAATAAATACAATACTATTATAAATTTTATCATATATTTTCCTTTATAAAAGGCACCGAA